GATTGATTAGAGATTCTGAGGCTTATTAACTTAACCGATAATACTAATAAATAAGGGTAGTTAATATCATCCCTTTGACTTGGAATAATTTAATCTCTTTTAAATACTTTAGACCTTATTGATTGAACTTGCCTTGCTTGTAAAATATATGTATCAACTTGTTCCTCACCTAAACCACACAATGGAAAGAGGTTTCTTGCTGTTTAGAACACCGATTGGAAGCAGTACGGTTTAGATTAGTGAGCGTGCAAGATGGTGCGTATATTTTACAAGAGCAAGCGTGGCTATTTTTGATTACTGCGACACGAAGATAATTTAATGAAGCTTAACCAATGGGAAGCTTGGTTGACTAGCTGAGTTAAATTGTTTGAGTAGTAATCAAAACATAGACATTCAATTGATTGACTATCACACTCTTATATATCTACATTCTCACGATTACCAAGATGCTTAGATGATATAATACTTCCAGTATCACTAATAGGGGGAGCCCTTTTAAGAACTCCAGTCTAATAATAAACAATCACTAGTAGATGAGAGAGGATTTCGGCCTTAAGAATTATATAACTAATTATTGTGTAGTATAAAAAAGACAATTTAAGTTTTCTACATAATATAATTTTTCAAACAGTAAAAAGTATGCTATAATCCTCTTAGTTTGGTTCAGCTACTTAAGTAAACACGAATACCTATGTTACAGGGGTAACTTCTCAAAGAGTAACTACTAGTACTATTTAGAGGCGATTCTGGTTTATTACTACTAACTACTAAAAGAGAATTAATTCCTGAAGATAATACTCGTATTAACTTAAGTAACTTAAGTGAACAAAGTCCTTTAATTTAAAAAGATAAACTTTATGGTTGATAAAAAGAAGAAGAGAGGTAATCCTAACTTCTATAAAGGTATGCCTGCTATTAATCCTGCAGGTAGACCTAAAGGTTCTATAAATAAATGGACTCAGTTATCTAGAGAGATGTTGACTGAGAGAGGTCCAGAGATTGTTGAAGTTGTTATTGCTAAAGCTTTGAAAGGTGATGTTCATTGTCTTAAGATGTGTATGGATAGAATTGTTCCTCAACAAAAAGCTGTTGAGATAAAACATACTAAAGGTGAAGAACAAGTTGTCATTAATGTTGGCTCTACAACTCAAATTGAAGAGATGGCTAGAGGTAAAGAACTTATAGATGTTAATGAAAAGACAGATGATGAAGTTATAGCTGAGGTAATCCATGACGAAGAACGAACTGAAAATTAAATATTTTATTGCTTTGCTTTTACTTAAACATGAAACAGATATAGAAGTTGATGATTGGGATGAGGTTATTACAAAGCTGCAAGAATATGACGATATAGAGGTTGAAGTTTTAAATAACTTAGAGGATGTTAATATAACACTAAACTGATGCCTGAAATTAATGTAGAGCTACATCCTGCTCAGATGGAGATATTCAACTCCAATAAAAGATTTAAAGTTGTTGCTGCTGGAAGAAGATTCGGTAAATCAAGACTTGCTGCTTGGATACTTCTTATAAAGGCATTACAATCTAAATCTAAAGATGTATTCTATATTGGCCCTACTTTCCAACAAGCTAAAGATATAATGTGGACCATGTTAAAAGACTTGGGCCAAGACGTTATTATTGATGCTTATGAGAATACTGCTAGACTTACCTTAATAAATGGAAGAAAGATATTTCTAAAAGGAAGTGATAGACCAGATACTTTGAGGGGCGTGGGTCTAGCCTATGTTGTGCTAGATGAATACGCCTCCATGAAGCCTAACGTATGGGAACAGATAATTCGTCCAACACTTGCGGATGTAAAAGGTGGGGCACTCTTTATAGGTACTCCAGCTGGGAAAAATCACTTCTATGATTTATATATGGAGGCGGATAAAGACGAAGACTGGGATAGTTTTTCTTATAACTCAACAGATAATCCCTATATACCAGAAGATGAAATTGAAGCTGCAAAAAGGTCAATGTCTTCAATGTCTTTCAGACAAGAGTTTGAAGCATCCTTTGAAACCTTTTCTGGAGGTATCTTTAAAGAAGAATGGTTTCAAACTGGAAAAGAACCAGAAGAAGGGAACTATGTTATTGCGGTTGACCCTGCTGGTTTTGAGGCTGTTGAAAAAGAAAGGGGTTTAAAAGGCTCTAAATTAGATGAGACTGCTATTGCTATAGTTAAGGTAGATAGAGATAAATGGTGGGTTAAAGATATACTACATGGTAGGTGGTCTATAAAAGAAACCGCTTCTAAAATACTAAAAGCTGCTTCTGTTGTTGAGGCTACTACTGTTGGTATTGAAACAGGGTCACTTAAGAACGCTATATTACCTTATCTAGAAGATGAGATGAGAACTAATAATCGTTTTGTACATATAGATGAGCTTAGACACGGTGGTAAAAAGAAGACTGAAAGAATTACTTGGTCATTACAAGGTAGAATGGAACATGACCAGATAACATTTAATGAGGATAAAGACTGGAAATTCTTTATTTCTCAAATGTTAGACTTTCCTAATCATTTATCACATGACGATTTACTTGATGCACTAGCTTATATAGACCAAGTATCTATAGCAGATTTTGCACATTCTATAGATTTAGAAGATGATTGGGAACCTGAAGATATTGTAGCAGGTTATTAAAGTTATAAAATTAGAGTTGACATATATAATAATATAGTGTATTATCCGACACAATTTAATTCAACAACTGCGTATGTTTGAAAATAAAGAAACTCAATATCAAGCTTTAGCTTCTTGGCTTACTTATAGACTAGATGGCTGGAGGAATCATAGAGATATAAACTATGTCCAGAAATGGGATGAGTATTATAGACTATGGAGAGGTATTTGGTTACATGAAGACAGACTAAGGAAGGCAGAGAAGTCAAGAATTATATCACCTGCTTTACAACAGGCAGTAGAAGCTAGTGTAGCAGAGTTAGAGGAGGCTACATTTGGTAGAGGTAAGTGGTTTGACTTACAAGATGATATATTAGACCAAGATAAGGCGGATGCAGAGTATGTTCGTAACTTATTACAAGAAGATTTAGAAAAGACTGGTGTTAAAGATGCTGTTTGTGAGATTTTCCTTAATGGTGCTATATATGGTACTGGTATTGGAAAGATAGTTGTAGAGCAAAACGTAGAGAGAGCACCTGCGGAAGTACCTACAGAAGGTACAATGGCTACAACTAGGCAGTTAGTGGAGTACCCTTCTTTAGATGTTAAGTTAGAACCTATATCTCCTAAAGAGTTTCTAATAGACCCTTCAGCTAACTCTATAAATGAGGCTTTAGGTGTCGCACATGAGGTTATTAAACCTAGATACCACGTTGTAGAGGGTATTAAGAGTGGTATATATAGAGATGTACCTTTAGATGGTGACTATGATACAGTAAGATTTGGATTTGATTCTGAAACTAAACTAGCTGATGAGTCTGATTCTGTTAAATTAACTGAATACTGGGGCTTAGTACCTAAGAGATTCTTAAAACCTAAAACAGATAAAGATGATTTTGAATATACTAAGAAAGATGAACTAGTAGAAGCAGTAGTAACTATAGTAAATGATGAATATATACTAAGAGCAGAGGAAAATGCTTTTATGATGGTAGATAGGCCTTTCGTAAGCTACCAACATGATATAGTACCAAACAAATTTTGGGGTAGAGGAGTATGTGAGAAGGGGTATAACCCTCAAAAAGCTCTAGATACAGAGATGAGAGCAAGGATAGACTCTCTAGCCCTAACAACTACACCTATGATGGCAGCAGATGCAACAAGGCTACCTCGTGGAATCAAGTTTGAGGTTAGACCAGGGAAGACTGTACTAACGAATGGAGACCCAAGAGCTGCTTTAATGCCGTTAAATATGGGAACCACAGACCAATCAACATTTACTCAGGTCGCCTCACTCCAAAACATGATACAGATGGGAACAGGTGCAGCAGATGTAGGTACTCCCGATAGAGCTACCTCTTCTGGTATGTCAATGATGCAATCCGCCTCTATTAAGAGACAGAAACGCACATTAATGAATTTCCAGAATACATTCTTAATCCCTATGATTAATAAATCAATGTGGAGAAAGATACAGTTTGATGTTGATAGATACCCTGTGAATGATTATAAGTTTATACCTTATTCTACTATGGGAATTATGGCTAAAGAGTTAGAAATGACTCAAATGGTACAGATGTTACAAGCTATTCCTAAAGATTCACCTGCTTTTAATGTTATTCTTTTAGCAATGATGCAAAACTCTTCAATACATAACAGAGACCAGATTGTACAAGGACTACTACAAGGACAACAGCCTAACCCACAAGCAGAACAAATGCAACAGATGGCTATGGACTTACAAGTACAACAAGCACAAGCTGAAATACAAAAAACACTTGCTGAAGCAGAGGAAGAGAAAGCTAAAGCAATCAAATGGCAAGCAGAAGCTGCGGAGAAACAACCAAATGAAATTGATATTCAAGAAAAGATACTTAAACTTCAAAAAGATGCTATTGGACTTGAAAAGACAAGGGCGGACATTGATAATAAAAATTCAGAAACTGCTAGAAACATTCCTGAAGTAGAACATTTAAAATCTGAGACCATATTAAACATGGCTAAAGCTAGAGAAACTGGTCAAAGAGTTGTAATAGGGGAAACGTATCAGTAAACCTGATGTAGATTTCATAAAAGATAGATTAGAATTATTTGAAGTTGCTGGATGGAAGGACTTCATAGAAGAATTAAAGAACTTAGAAAGTAGTATTCGAGACGTTGATACTATTGAGAGTGAAAAAGAGCTTTGGGAATCCAAAGGTCAGTTGAGATTACTTGGATTTATATTATCCTTGGAGTCTTCAGCTAAAATAGCGATGGAACAACTTGAGGATTAACTTCAAGCTCCATTAAAGTAAACTTCATAACCCTAAGGGGCGGAGACCAAAAAAATGAGTAGTATAGTAGTAGATGAACCGTCTGCAAATGCAGAACCAATAACAGAAACACAGGAAGTAGTACAAGAAGCAGTAGAAACTCAAGAAGTACAACCAGAGATGGAAGCTGAAACGAGTTACGAACCTCCTGAGAAGTATGCTGGGAAAACATTAGAAGATGTGATTGAGATGCACCAGAATGTCGAGAAGGCATTTGGTAAACAAGGCCAAGAAGTAGGACAACAACGAAAGTTAATTGAAGAACTTCTTGAATCTAGGTCTCAATCAGCTGAAGCTGCTGTGACAACGGAAGAACCTGTTAATTTTGAGGAGACTTTCTATGATGACCCTGCTAAAGCAGTTAATTCAGCCATAGAGAATCACCCTGACATACTTAGAGCTAAAGAAGAGAGAGCTAGAAATGCTCAACAAGCAAATCTTTCTCAATTAGAATCTACACATCCTGATTTTATGGATGTAGTAGAGAATAAAGATTTTCAGAAGTGGATAGGTAGTAGTCAGATTCGTCAGGAACTATTCCGTAAGGCTGATAGCGAATATGATTTTAATTCTGCAAATGAGTTGATAGGCACATGGAAGCAAATCTCCATGATAGGCGAAACTAAAAAAGTAAAAGAAGCAGAAAAGGTCAAAAGAGAGAAAGCTTTACGACAAACTAGTTCTGAATCACGTTCTTCAGGAGATTCTGTTGGAGGTAAAAAGATGTATCGTAGGTCTGATTTAATAAACCTACAAGTAAGTGACCCTAGCAGGTATGCTGACTTAGCTGATGAGATTCAGCTTGCATACGCTGAGGGTCGTGTAAAATAAAACTCAATAAGGAGAAATAAAAGATGGCACTAGGTACTAACCATAGTACGATTACAACGTCAGCTAATTTCATCCCTGAACTTTGGTCGGATGAAGTTATTGGCTCGTACAAAAAAAATCTAGTTGTTGCTAATTTAGTAACGAAGATGTCACATAAAGGTAAGAAAGGAGATACAATACATATCCCAACACCTTCTCGTGGTTCAGCTTCTGCAAAAGCAGCTTCAACTCAAGTAACACTAATCGCTGATACAGCAGGTGTTACAAACATATCAATTAACAAGCATTATGAGTATTCAAAGCTAATCGAGGATATTGCAGAGGTACAAGCACTTGCTAGTATGCGTAAATTCTATACCGATGATGCTGGATATGCTCTAGCTACTCAGGTAGATGATGACTTGTTTGCTTTAGCTGAAGGTCTACAAAGTGGTACAGTAGGTGGTTCAGGTGCAGCAGCATGGGAAACAGCAGTTATAGGTAGTGATGGCTCAACAGCTTATACAGGTAACTCTTCTAACGCTGCTGATATTACAGATGCTGGTATCCGTAAGATGATTCTTACATTAGATAACGCTGATGTTCCTATGGACTCTCGTGCTCTAATAATACCTCCAGTAGCTGGAAGTGATATGTTAGCAATTAATCGTTACACAGAGCAGCAATTCATTGGCTCTGGTGATGCTATTAAGACTGGTAAAATCGGTCAGATTTATGGTGTAGATGTATATACAACTTCTAACTGCCCTACTGTTGGTTCAGATAGAGTTGGTCTTCTACTTCATAAAGATGCTTTAGTATTTGCTGAACAGGTCGGTGTTCGTACACAGACACAGTATAAGCAAGAATACTTAGGTGACTTGTTTACTGCGGACACGATTTATGGCACAGGCGAATTACGCAATGACGCTGGTGTTGCATTTGTTGTTCCAGCTAGTTAATAGCTAAAGAAAGAAACTTAATCCCCCTTAATTGGGGGATTAAACAACCGAGATTGCTCAATTAAGAGAATCTCATTTTTAATAACTCGCTTAATAAAAGGAGAATGAGTATGAAAGACTTAACAATGTTTGACCAATTTAAAAATTTAACAGTAGGATTTGATGATGTATTTGAACAATTATCTGACCTTACAAGATTTGAAGTACCAAAATATCCACCGTATAATATAAGAAAAACAGAAGATAATAAGTATCAATTAGAAATGGCATTAGCAGGTTTCTCAAAAGTTGACTTAGATGTAGAGGTTAAAGATAATACTTTAACTGTTTCTGGAAATAACTCTAATGAAGAGGAAGGTGGTTTTGTTTATAAAGGTATAGCACAAAGGGCTTTTACTAGACAATGGGCTTTAACTGATTACCTTAAAGTATTTAACGCTAAGTTCAAGGATGGAGTTCTGATAGTAGATATGGAAGTAAACCAACCTGAGAGTAAAGCAAAGAAAGTAGAAATAAAGTAATATGTATGTTTATACTATTACTTGCTGTAGCTATACTACTTGCTAATATAGCTAATAAATAAAATAATAACCCCTTCTAATGAGGGGGTTGTTTTAAATTAAGGAGAGCTTCATGCCTATATGGGTTTACAAATGTAAAGACGACCATAGAACAGAAGAAGTTAGAAAGTACGAAGACAGAGAAGAACCAGCAATCTGTAAGACTTGCGGAGAACCTTCCCAATTTAAACAAACATTTGAAGTTAGTTTCCAGTATGGACAAGATTATAATTCCATATCTGCGGATAGACACAGGTGGAATTTAAGAGAGAATAAAAGATTAAAAACAAGAGGAAAATCTTATGCTTGATTGTGGTGCAGATATATTTAAAGATACTTCAGGCGGTCTTGAACTTGAAAGAATAAAAGAAAAGATACGCTCTATTTGGAATCAAGTTATACTTGCTCAATATGAAGTAGAGTATAAGAATCAGAAAGATGATGATGAGAATTATGTATCCAAAGAAGAGTACATAGATGAAAATGCTTTATTCTTTAGTGGGGAGACTAGACCAGAAAGTGAAATAGAATCTTTAATAAATACATTAGATAGTATGTTTGATACTAAAGAAGAGTTAGACCCTGTAAGTAAAGAAGGTAAAGCTCCCACATATAAAGGTTCAGATTTAAAAGCTAATAATGAGAAAGGTAAAATAGAAGTTACATCTTACGAAGTAAAACATGCAGGTACTTCTACTCCCTCTGATTCTTCAACTGGAGTAGGTAAAGGTTCTTATGATAAACCTTCTTCTGGAAAGATAAGCAACAGAGTAGATTCAACTGTTAAGAGAAACTTTGCACCTATGGTAGAAAAGATTGTAGAACAATTATTAGACTTAGAAGATAAACAAAGAATAGGTAGACGTAAACAATTATTTAGATTATGAGAAGATTACCTTGGAGGAAAGCTAAAACTCTGGCAATGCTTGCAAATCGTAGGCAATGGCAAAGAGATTATGACCCTTCAGAAACTACAGCTTTAGAAATAGAATTAGAACAAGGTGGTTATTTAGTAAGAGAATCCTCAATATCGTCAGCACCAACATACATAATTACGGAGTAAAAAATGGCAACAGTTAAA